TTACCAGCATACGCCATCCTGTAGGCTGCGGTAATCTTTCAAGAAGGGGCTTTTCGAGGAGCGAGGGATCTAACACCCGCTCGTCAGCGTTAATGTACGCGCTTTCTAAAGAAGGACCGTCTGACGTGTCAGAGCTTCTTTCCTTATTTATTTTCTGCGCGACGTGATCAGGAAGATATAAGGTCTTCGACATCGTCAGCGTTTCTCTCCAGCAGGGACTTCATTTCTTCTTTAGCAAAAGAGAGTCCCCGTATCTCTCCCACCATCATTTTATAGGTCTCCCAGTCTTTAGCAGACCCGTTGGCTAAAGAGCGAGCAATGTCTTCTTCACGCTCTCTCAACAACCTATACACATATTTTGCGAAGTCGACAACATCCATTATAGGATATCCTTGTATTCCTCTTGTAGGTCAGATGTGATTGGACCACCTTCTACCCACTCGTTGCATGTGTTTTCACTACTACACACAAACTTGAGTAGTTGGCAATAGCCCGTGTCCCCAGACTCGTCTCCAATGCAATCTTGCATATCCTCGGTCTGATTGTACATTCCACACGTCCCGCAGCTTTCATCATTGCGAAATGCCGAGCTAGTGTTGGGCTCACGATACCCATACTCCTCAACCGCTATCTCACGATTAGCGGCGTTTAGCTCGTCATCTTGCGTTGGGAGCGGACAACTCTTGCCGTCGTCGTCGCTCTCCATTTTATCTACAGGCATCCCGTCAGGAAGCACACTGATCATAATCGTAGTCATTAGTAACACTTTCCACGTTTGGAGTTGTCACGAACATCGCCCGGACGAACTTCCCCGCCCATAGCAAACTTTTTAGTCATGTTCTCTGACGTACCCTTAGACCCCGTCACAGGTTTCATGCCGTCCCGTACAGGTTTTCCGACAGGAAGCTCAGAGGTTCCCAACGCCTTCGAAATCTTTCTTTTGTATGGCATTTGTAAGGTTTTATTACCGCCCATCTTGCCGGGAGTAGATGGATCCGACGCTATCTTAGGTGTGCTAGGCATCTTCTTCTTAGCTTTCCTGCCATACTTTGCCGTGTTATTACGGCCCTTCTGCGTGTTATAACGAGAAGTAGGGTTTTTCTTATCGTCGCTCGCAGCTTCGGACACTGCGTCTTCGATGGCCTTCTCAGTAGCTTTAGAAATCATAACAATTATCCTTTTTGAAAGTGGGGCATGTCTACAAACGGTGTGCGGTTCTGCGACACCCGTAACTTAACGTAATCATTGTACGCCTCTAACATCGTACCATCCCAGTCTAGGATGTTGTCGATATGCCAAGCCCCTCCCCATTTAAGTTGCTTAATGCCCATATCCTTAGCCGTTTTCACAATAGCATCGCCAACATCATCATAAAACTTTAACTCCCAACAAACTCTAGGCCCCAGAAAAACCATGAAATCAAAAGCCATCCCATCCAGATGTTTACTTTTCATGGTTTTCGACGCGCCCGAATCTACAAGCGCCCGTTGCTCTTCTATGGTCCTTAACCCTCCAAGATTAGGGATGCCAAAATCATACGGCGTGTTGTGTATGGCAGTGCGAACCAATGTATATAGCTCGTCATCAATGCCTTCGATACGGTCCAGACTACGCTGGCTTAACTTAAACTCGCTCATGTTACTTCCTCTTAAAAAAGGCTTGCGCCCCGCGCACACCGAAACTGGCTGAAATTGCAATTCCAAGGCTGTAAAAATACCAGTCTGGTGCTTTGGAAAGCTGTTCAAACCCACGATCTACCCAACCTTCAGCGCCCGGAACGAAAGCCAAAATCAAAGGTATAGACAAGACAATTACAAACCACTCATCTTTCCAACTTGATTTAGCACCCTCTGCCATGATGCGCTCCCAGTCGGCAACGCTTGTTTTCTCTGACAACAATATCTGGGCTTTCGCCTTCGCCTCAGTTAGCTTTAACTCCGCAGCGGCGGCGTTTTTGTTTGCTTGTCCTTCTAACCATGACCCCGCAAGGTTAGCTATCGGCCCTAATGCAGCGGTAAAAATACTCATTTTTCAGACCCCAGCCATACAGCTATCGTTCCCGTCATAGCCCCGCTGACCACTGAAATCATTGCGGATTGCTGTGTTGACAAGTCATCCAAACTCATCCCCCACTCGATCACGCGGATATACATAATCGTCATAACAACCATCATAAAACGTGGCATGAGCTTGTATTGCAGTATCTTTTCAAAGGTATTCGCCATGTTACACCTCTATGTTTAACTTGGTGCCTTGCGGCCTATCTGCGTTAGTTTTGCGTCCGAACCTATCATAACTTTCCTGTAAGTCCAATCTTTGCTTTACAAGAGCCTCTAAGTGGCTGTGATTGGCCCTGTGTTCCTTCTCTACACGTTGCTCTGATAAGTAAGTTTCTATGCGCTCACGGCTTTGAGTTTGCTGATGAATATCCGACTGCACGTTAAAAGGAGCAGCCCCTATACCACTTAGCCCGTCAGCCATTCGCCAGCCGATCTACCCCCCAAATCATTGCGGCGGTTCCCCCCAAAAAAAGTGTAACCCCTAACGCTAGTGAAATACCCCAGAACAATCTGTCTCTAGCAGCGGCTTGGGCTTCCAAGGCTTCTTTCTGTCGTTTTCTCGCTTCGGCTTGCTCACGCACAACCAAGTCCCACATGCCCGGAGGCCCATATAAACGGCAATGGCTGCGAAGAGTTTCCATTGCTTCCTTGTGCGCCATCTTGGCTTGAGCAATAGCAAAACCTTCTTCTTCGCTAGATGTTAATCTTCCAAGCGGACCTTTGTGCTTACCTGATTCAGCAATAGCTATGTCGGCCTCTAATTTAGCCAACTTTCCAAAATGAGGCATAACACTGTTCAGGTCTTTGCCAGCTTGAACAGCAGAACTAATGCCTCCCGCTATTTTAGTGACTGCACCCGCTAAAGCTAAAACTTCAATCATACTTTGTCACCTATCTTTACAGAAGGTGGGCACCGATACCCATATGGCACCCTTATAACACGAGGATAATGATAATAGAAGAAAGACACTTCTTTAGGACATCGATACACGCAAGAAGTGTATAAATCACCGTAAGTATATACGCCCACCAAAATCGCTGTGAGGGCACAAATCACTAAAACTCTCCAGCAAACCTCTGCGGTCTAGCAATTTTACTAAAACGACTGTTTACCATGCCACCACTGGCGTATTTGCTCTTTCCAGCTTTACTCAAAGCTATCGCAACCGCCTGTTTTTGAGGCTTGCCAGCGTCCATTTCCGTCTCAATGTTTTTACTGATAACGTCCTGAGACTTTCCCTTTTTTAGCGGCATTATCCCCTCCGTTGCATAGCCATCTGCTGAATCTCAGCGTTAACTGCAATGCGCTCCCGGTTAACTTCGTTCCGGTCATCCGCAATCTCTTCCTGCAAACTCATTCGAGCGTTGTCTAATCGATCACGCTGCTCGACCTTGTTCATCTCCAACTCGAGTTTGGCAGCGTCGTTTAACGCGTCTTGCTCTTGTTTCTGACGACGGAGCTCTAACTCCTGCATACGGATAGCTACCAAAGGATCGGGCTCGTTCGGGTTCTCGGGCATCAGCCTTGCCAACACATCCGCCATAATCTTCTGCTGATACAGAACGACCAAGTTTTCTACTTCCTGCTGGTTTTGCATGTCGACCTCTAACTGCTTCTCGTACTGAGCAACAGAATCCGAGCTTACTGCACCTACTTCCGCCATCATCTTCGCTCCGCTCAATGCCTGCTTGACCTCGTCCATAGCCTGCTTCTTCGCAAGCATACTGACGTGCTCCTGCAAGTGAGACATAAAGGATCCCATGATCTGCGGAGAAGTCGCCACAATCGGAGTCTTCATAAACATGATATGGATGTCGATATGCGCCTCGTGGTTCTGCTCTGGGAACGCTCGTAAAATGTCCCCCATAAGCGCCTTGGCATTCTCCATAGCGGGGTCCATAGGTTGAGGCTCTTGGGGTGGGGGTAAGATTTCCTCAATGTTCTGGACCTCGAGCGCCTGATACATCCGTCGATACGCAGCGTGGAGGTTGTGCATCTGTGGATTTGACTGAGCCAGTTGGAGTTGTGTCTGGGCCAGCGTAACGCGTTGCGCCATGGAGAATATGTTTGGATCACTGACCGGAAGTACATCGATCCTGTCATCAAAGTCTTCCTGCTTAACCGCGGCAGGCGCACCCGCAACGTCATATGGGTATTCCGGTGGCGTGTTTTCTTTGAAAATGCGAGCCAATAAACGAAACTCGTTCTTCTGTGCATAATGCAGCCGCTTGTGTATAGCGGACATTACCTTCATGCCACGCTCCAGCATGGCTACCGTAGTGCCCACCGGAGTTTCCTGATTCATATTATTGACTTGCTGATCGGCAATAGAAACAAACCGACGACCGTCTTGAATCAACGATCCCAACAACTGAGCCAGCGTTCCTGACGGCTCCTTGTATGGAAGCGGTATCAGTGAGTCCCTGATATTCCCACCGGGAGCATCAATGTCCCTCCACTCTCCGGGCTGCAACGGCTCATCGTCGTTGCGTACTCGAACACCTCGAGCTTTAAATCCAGCAGGTAAGTTCGCCAACGTCCCCGCATCAATCAACTGACGCAGAATACTCGTAGCCGCACGTCCTAACCCACCGATCATATGCACCAGACCAAAGCCGTAGAAACCTAATCCCGGTAAGAATTTGTAATGCACAAAGTACTGGCGTTTCTTCTTAATAGGATCAACTTCGTCATAGTTACGGCGAATAGCCAAAACCTGTCCGCTGTCTTTGTCGATGGTAACAATATACGGCAACTTGATACCCGTAGGCTCGCCCATCGGATCCGTATCCTCGAACCCGTCGATGTCGAGATCACAGTGCATCTCCAGAATAGTCCTGATATCGTCTGTGTAGCTCCGTGAGATGCCTTGTAGCTTATTGACCTTCTCTTCTACCTCGTCCTCTTGAGCGTCTCCTGCGCTCCCCAAATCGATGTCCTTGTACACTCCGGAGAATTGCATCTTCCGAACATCATTGTCGGTCATCTTTAAGACATGCGTAACGCGTGGGGCCGTAGCCAAATCCGTAGCTGAATAAGAAACCACCACGTCCTGTGCAGGAACGAACTCCGCTACCGCACGAGCTTTTAGTGGATCAAAATAAACTTTCTTAAACGTAGATCCAGACAAGGGAAGATAAAACAGCATCTGATCCATCCCGGGATCGTACTCCTCCATCACCTCCATGATCTGGTAATTCATAAAGTGCTTTACACGCTGGGCCTGATCCTCACGCTTCTGATCCTGCACACCTATGATCTGTGTGCGAACCGGACCACCCGCAGGTAACAATTCCTTGTATGCCTGTGCCTGAAACTGTGTGACGCTTTCGCTAATTAACGGGTGCGTGACCCCACTAGCGCCTTCAAACGGCTCAGAACGCTCCGTGTTTTGGACACCAAGTAAGTCCAAACCCTTACTATAAGTCTCTTCCCAGTCCCTGCGAGACTCATAATCTTCCTCATACAAGCCGACCAAATCGCTACTAATTTCACCCAAAGTGCCATCATCTAAAAACTCCGCAAGGTTTGCAGTGTGGTCAACTATCTCGACCTCTACGCCCTCTTCATCCATTTCACCCATTGCTTGGACAATCGCTCCACCCTGTCCATCGTCAATGACTTCCGCTCCGCCGCTGAAATCTGCGGCCTCCATAACGTCTACCTCAACGTCGGGAAGACCTTCGGTCGCTTCAGGATCAACCCCTGAATCTACTAAACTGCCCATAGGGCGAGGTGGCATAGCCATCAGTAATACTCCCGTCTACGAGGAACGTACAAATCGTCCTCTTCCTCTTCGCCTCGTAAAGAAACGAAGCCGCCCTGACGAAACCTCATCAAGGCTAGTGTCATGCTATCACAAAAGTCATCGTGATCTCCATTAGGAAATGAAACCACTTCCTCAATGAC